ATGGGCAGACGTATTTCATTATACGGAGCAGACAATCCTGATGCATTACGAGGTATCTATTTAGATGGTGTAGTGATTGATGAGATTGGTGATATTAATCCAATTATATTTAGTGAGGTTGTTAGGCCAGCATTATCTGATCGTTTAGGTTACGCAATGTTTATTGGTACACCTAAGGGCAACAATCATTTTAAAGACTTAAGAGATCGTGCTGACAAGGGTGACGATCAATGGAAGCTATTAGAGTTTAAGGCTTCACAAACACAGTTGTTAGATGCAAATGAATTGGCCTCAGCTAAAAATGAAATGGGTGAGGATAAGTATAACCAAGAGTTTGAATGCTCATTTAATGCAGCGGTAGAAGGTTCATACTATGGCCAGATCATTAATGACCTAGAAAAGAATAATAAGATAACATCTATACCTAGAGAAGAACTAGCAAAAACATATTGTGCATGGGACTTAGGTATATCAGATAGCACAGCAATTTGGGTAGCACAGGTAGTAGGTAAAGAAATAAGACTTGTAGATTTCTATGAAAATCATGGACAAGGATTAGATACTTATGTTGCTTGGTTGCGTGATAATGGTTGGGCTGATGCTGTACAGTTGTTACCTCATGATGTAGAGGTAAGAGAATTAGGTACAGGTAAATCTCGTAAAGAGATGTTACAAGATGCAGGACTAGAGATTACAGTAGTAAAGAAACTACCAGTTGCAGATGGAATTCAAGCAGTACGCAGATTACTTCCTAGATGCTGGTTTGATAAAGACGTTAAGCAAGGTATAGATGCATTACGAAACTATCGTAGAACATATGATGAGAAGCGTAACGTATTCTTTGACACACCACTACATGACTGGTGCAGTCATTCTAGCGATTCGTTTCGTTATCTTGCGGTAGGATTAGATGAAAGTGGCTCTGATTGGGGTCAACCTCTCAACATTAATAATAAATGGATTGTATAGATGATTGATATTAACAAATTAAAGACGATTATTGAGGCTGAGATAGATGACTCATTAGGTTATCTAGAAACAGATACCACAGATGAACGTCAACAAGCCCTTGAATATTATCTTCGTGAGCCATATGGTAATGAAGTTGAGGGTAAGTCTACAATCGTTACAGGTGAAGTTGCTGAAGCAGTTGATGGTGCATTGCCACAACTCATTCGTGTATTTACTTCTAGTGATAACGTAGTTGAGTTTGCACCAGCTAAAGAAGGTGACGAACAAAATGCTGAACAGGCCACACAATTAGTTAATCATGTATTCTATAAAGATAATGAAGGCTTCTTAATACTACATAACTGGTTTAAAGATGCGTTACTACAAAAGACTGGTGTAGTTAAAGCATACTGGAATGATGATGTAGATGTTACTAAAGAAAAGTATGAAGGCCTATCAGATGATGAGCTAATGATGCTCATGCAAGATCCAGAGATAGAACTAGCATCACAAGAAATCATTGAAGAATCATCCATTGATGAGATGACTGGCCAAACAACATACAGCAAATCAAACAATGTTACATTAAAACGCACTAAGAACAAAGGTAAGATCATTGTAGAAAATGTTCCTCCAGAAGAGTTCTTAATATCTAAGCGTGCTAAAACAATTCAAGATTCACCATTCGTAGCACATCGTAGAATGCTCACTCGTTCTGAACTAGTGGCGATGGGTTTTGATAAAGACATGGTTGAGTCATTAGCATCTGGCGATACATTAGAGTTTAGTCCAGAAAGAATTGCTCGTTATACTAGAGGTGAAGAACCTAATAGCATGGGAACTCAAGATACTTCTATGGAATTAGTAGAAGTATATGAGTGTTTTATTCAGGTAGATTACAATGAAGATGGCATTGCAGAACTAAGACGTATTGTATATGCATCTAATGAGATCCTAGAAGATGAAGAGTGTGACTATGTACCATTCCATTCTATCTGCCCAATACCAATTCCACATAAATTCTATGGCCAATCATTAGCTGATCGTACACTAGATATTCAATTAATTAAGTCTACTGTAACTCGTCAGATGTTAGATAACTTATACTTAACTAACAACTCACGCATTGCAGCAGTTGAAGGCCAAGTAAACTTAGATGACTTACTAACGTCTACAGCAGGTGGTGTGATTCGTGTTAAGAATGCAGGTGCAATTGTACCATTGACAGTACAGTCAAGTGCAGCACAATCATTCCCAATGCTAGAATACTTAGATTCAGTTCAAGCTAAACGTACAGGTGTGAGTGATGCTCAACAAGGATTAAATCCAGATGTATTGCAAAATGTTACAGCTGCAGCAGTAGCTACAATGTCTAATGCATCTTATGGTAAGTTAGAGCTGATTGCTCGTATCTTTGCAGAAACAGGTGTTAAATCACTATTCAAAGGTATCTTACAATTGCTATGCAAGTATCAAGACACAGTAAGAACGCTTCGTATTAATGGTAAGTTTGTTCCTTTTGATCCTCGTGAATGGGATACAGAATACAATGTAACTATCAACGTAGGTTTAGGTACTGGCTCACGTCAAGAACAACTTGCTACTATGCAAATGATTTTAGGTAAACAAGAACAAATCTTACAAGCCTATGGTATCAACAATCCATTAATATCAATTAAACAATACAGAGATACATTAGCTAAGTTTGTACACATGGCTGGATTCAAAGATGCTACAGCATTCATGAATGAGATTACTCCAGAAGTTGAACAACAAGTTATGCAACAAGCATCACAACAACAACCAGATCCAAATACACAAGCTGCTCAAATCTTGGCTCAGGTAGAACGTGAGAAGGCTCAACTAAGATCAGAAACAGATGCTGCTAAGATTCAATTAGATCGTGAACAAATGCAATTAGAGAATCAACGTAAATCTTTAGAGTTACAACAAAAAGAAATTATGCAAACAGCTGAGTTAGCGTTAAAAGAAATGCAACTTAAAATAGATGCAGCTAACATGACTGAAACAGCTAAGAACGCACAAACAAAAACAGTAATGGATGCTATTAGTAAGATCAATGACATTACACAAGGTAACGTAAATGTCTGATCAATCACAAGCCATTGCTAATATTTTAAATGACGTGCATTTTCAAGATGCAGTCAAGCAATTAGTGGACAACCAAATGCAACGCATCGTTTACTCTAATTCAGAACAAACAGAAGTAAGAGAACAGGCATATCAACGCATCTCTTGCTATAACGAACTCATGGCTCACTTTGAATCAATCGCTAAGACTAGCGAAATTAAAAGTAAAGCATGGAAGATATTTTAGAGATTTCTAAAATGGGTAACCACCCCTAGTGGATACATAGGAAAATTAAATGAGTGAAACTACCATGACCCCAGATAATGGGAGTGGCGAGCTTACAGTAAGTACAGCAGCCAATGCATTTGAAGGTTTAATGAATACACCAGCGAACTCTAAGGAGCAATCAGAGGGTGAAGTTCAAGAACAAGTAGAAGCAGAGGCTCAAGAAGCAGAGCCACAAACAGAAGAAACTGAAGAAGTTGAAGCTGAAGATGATTCTGAAGAACAAGAAGAAACTGAAACTGAAGAAGAGGAACAACCTCGCTACAAGGTAAAAGCTGCTGGCGAAGAAAAGGAAGTCACCCTTGATGAATTGGTTAAAGGTTATCAACTTGGTGCTGATTACACTAAAAAGACTACTGAAGTAGCAGAACAACGCAAGGCTGTTGAAGCTGAACGTCAAGCTATTGAAGAGGCCAAGTATGCTCGTGATACATATGCTCAACGCTTACAAGCAATTGAGGAGTTTATCGTAGCTCAATCACCACAAGAGGATTTAAATTCTCTTAAGGAAAACGACCCTATAGGCTATGCAGTTAAAGTTGCTGAACTTTCTGAAAAGAAAGAACAACTCCAAGCTATAAGAGCAGAGCAGTACAGAATTGCACAAATGCAACAATCTGAACAAGCTCGTGCCATGTCTGACAGAGTTGCACAGGAAGCACAAAAACTAGCACAAGTCCTACCAGAGTTTTCAGATCCAACCAAAGGCGAAAACCTCAGAAAAGAGATTCGTACTTATGGCAAAGCCTTAGGATTCTCAGATGAAGAGTTATCTTCAGTCTATGATTCTAGGCACGTTGTTACATTGCATAAGGCAATGATGTATGACAAATTGCAAAAGTCAAAACCAGCCTTAACAAAGAAGATTGCTGAAGCACCAAAGATGTTGAAATCTGGTACTGCACAAACTAAAGCAAGTAATAGCGAAACTGTAAAAAAACAATCACAGCAGCTGCGACAAACAGGAAGAGTAAGAGATGCAGCAGCTTTATTTGAAAATTTAATTTAAGGAAAAATCATGGCAACGTTTCAAACATATACCTCTATTGGTAATAGAGAAGATCTAAGCGATGTTATTTATAACATCTCACCTACAGAAACTCCATTTATGAGTTCTGTTGGTAAAACAAAAGCAACAGCAACATATCACGAATGGCAAACTGACTCACTTGCAGCAGCAGCAGCTAACGCTGTAGTTGAAGGTGATACAGCTTCTGACATTACAGTAACTCCAACAGTACGAGTAGGTAATAGAACTCAAATCTCATCTAAAACGATTAAGATTTCTGGCACTATGGAAGCAATTAACAAGGCTGGTCGTAAATCTGAAAAGGCTTACCAATTAGCTAAAGTTTCTGCTGAACTTAAACGTGACATGGAAAAAGCACTTTTAAACAACACAGTTGCATCAGCTGGTAATGCTACTACAGCTCGTACACTTGGTGGTCTACAAACATGGTTAAATTCTAACTACGTTGGTGGCACTAACGGTACTGCTGGTTCATTAGGCACTACAGCTCGTGTATCTGGTACTGACGCAGCATTCACAGAAGCAATGATCAAAACAGCTGTTAAATCTGCATATACTAATGGTGGTACTCCAACCATTCTTATGACAACTCCAACACAAAAAGTAAATGTATCTGCATTTACTGGTGTTGCAGCTCAACGTTACATGGCTCCTTCAAACAAAGCTACTACAATCATTGGTGCAGCTGATATTTACTTATCAGACTTTGGTACATTATCTGTTGTTCCTAACAGATTCATGACTGCAGATTCTGGTGATAGCGGTGAAGTAGCATTTGTTCTTGATCCAGAGTACGCAGCAGTTGCATATTTACGCCCATTCCAAACAAATGAATTGGCTAAATCTGGTGACGCAGATGTGACTCAACTTTTAGTAGAATATACATTAGAAGTTAAGAACCAAGCTGCTCACGCAATTATTGCTGACTTAGCAGAGTAGTTGTAATTAGATTAGGCCTATCGTTTGTGGTAGGCCTTTTCTACCTAAGGATATAAATGAAACCTATAACATTTAGAACAAACGTTGTTCATGATACTGATAGTGGTTTAGTGGTTGAAACTAGACAAGACATTACAGATATTATTGAGGACAATAATAATCAACGTAAATATACAGATAAACACACTCGTTGGGGTGATGATATATTTGACAACAAGATAGCAAGTATTCCTATGACTGTCTTTGACGAATTAAACAAAAAAGGTATTATGCGTGGCTTTCATGTCATAGACCAAAAAGGCTTTAGAAGATTTCTTAATGACCCAGATAACAAAGTGTTTCGCACACGAGAAGGCACAGTATAATGGCATTTACAACATACACAGAACTAAAAGCATCTGTAGCTGATTACTTGGCTCGTACAGATCTGACAACACAGATACCAGACTTTATTTCACTAGCAGAAAAAAGACTTAAAAGAGATTTGCGTATCAGACAAATGCTTAAGGTTGTAACAACTCCAATGGTTGCAGGTGATTCTACAGTTGCATTGCCTAGTGACTTTTTAGCGATGAGAGATATACATTTATCTACTAATCCAGTTAGTGCTATAGAATACTTAAGCCCTAGTAATTTTTATAAAAATGGCAGAACAACAGAATCTGGTGTACCTACAAAATACACAGTACTAGCATCAGAATTTACATTCGCACCTATTCCAGATAGTGCTTATACATTATCTATGCTTTATTACGCATCACCTCCAGAATTAAGTTCATCTGTATCATCTAATGTATTCTTGGCCAACTGCCCAGATCTAATTCTTTATGGTGCACTAGGTGAAGCAGAACCATACTTACTAAATGACGCAAGAATACAAACTTGGGCTGCCCTATATGATAGAGGTATCGCATCTTTATCATCTTCAGACGAGTCTGGTGAGTTTGCAAGCAGTCCTTTATCAATATCAATAGCATAGGAAAATATCATGGCAGAAATGAGTAACTATTTAGAGAACGCACTTATAAATGCAACTCTACGCAATACAACATATACATCACCAGCAACAGTTTATGTAGCATTATTTACATCTGATCCAACAGATGCAGGTAGTGGTACAGAATTATCTGGTAGTTCATATACAAGAAAAGCAGCTACGTTTGGTGCACCTTCTAATGGTGCTTCAGTTACTACTGCTGATATTACGTTTGATCAAGCAACTGGTTCATGGGGTACAGTTTCACACATTGGTATCTATGATGCTTCTACAGCTGGTAACCTTTTATACCATACACCATTAACAACTTCTAAAACTATTGATACTGGTGATATTTTTAAAATAGCATCTGGTAGCCTTTCTGTAACATTGGCTTAATATGCCTGTACCATTAACTCTAGAACAACTAGACGTATATGGTAGCCTTGAAAGTGTACCGTATAGTTTAGATAATACATTTTATGATGGTAAGGTCTGTGGATCATGGACACTAGATCAGTTAGATGCCTTTGGCAGCTTAGATAGTCTTACATTATCATTAGATGACGCATTATGGACATCTGGTGCTTGTATAAATTTAGCAGATGCAATCGTAACTTCTAGTACTGAAGTCATTATAGACGCAAATAGGTTAAGAACTGGTCAAGCTGTTATCACCGCAGACGCTACAGTTGTTTCTAGTGGTATTAAAACATCAACTGGTGACGCAGTTATCACAGGAAATGCTCAAGTAGAGTTAAATGTTACAAGAATTACACAAAGTTCAGCTGATATTACAGCATCTTCAGATGTTTCTGCTAATGCAGTAAGGGTGTTAGTAGGCAATGGTGAAGTAAATGCGTTAGCAAGCGTTTCTGCAAGCCCTATAGCTATTTATACATCATCTGGAGTCATTACTGCTAATGCTTCAATTGTAAGTGATGGTATTCGCTATAGATTAAGTGAAGGAACAATTACTTCTAATGCTACAGTGACTTCAGATGCTATAAGAGTAAGAATAAGTTCAGCAGATATAACAGGAAATGCTACAGTTTCAGCTCTTGGTGGAATGTTATTTGCTGGTCAAGCCTATATTACAGCAGAAG